TCACTTTAGAAGATTTTTGTGAAGCAACAACATATCCCGCAACTGTAACCCATTTTCAAAAATTGACTTTGAATAATTATCTATAAAGAAGTCGGTTTTCACCGCAAAACAACGAAAATTCATTTTTTGGTAAAGATACAGTTGAACAAAACTGGTTGTACCGGTGCCAACAACCATTTCATGATAATTTTTTTGTGCGGCATACTCTGTCACAAACTGAATTAGTTTTTGTGCATAACCTTGATGTTGATACTTTGGATCAATAGCCAAATTTTTTAACTCAATTTTGAATTGATCTATTGGTGTTAGCACTATCAATCCAATCAAGTTCTCGCCTTCAAGCATTTCAAATCCAAAACTACTTTTCAAATACTGCTCAATTAAGTGACGATTAGGATCGGCTAATAAGAGCAATTGAAAATGAGCTTGCTCATACTTTTTTATTCGCGCAATTTTCATGACTTTCTCCGTTATAAATTTCTTTTATAATGCTATGCTTCCAAATAAATCAACAGCCATCATTTACGTTATTGTTTTTATTTTTTTCGCGTTCATTTTTTGCAAGTATAACCAAATTTTGTTCAAAATATTGCCAATTTACGGTGCTAACTTGATGTATAAAAAAACAAGAACGTTTTTATATCAACATTCTTGACCTGCATAAAATTCCTATTTAGTGCATTTATGAACCGGGTGAGGGTTCACTAGAATGCTTCAAGAATGCCTATGTATCAGGCATTTGCAGTGCTTATTAATTTTTTTGACTGTCCTTTTGACTGTCCCTAATACTACAATACCGACTAGCAAGCGTCCACTAGATCATAATTCTAGTGGTTTTTTATATGCTTTAGAATAACTGAAATTATGTATGTGGTGGTATTTCAACCACCACTTTTAAAGGAATTATAACGTTACAAAGCTACAAAACAAGACTTTAAAAACGATCATGGTAAAAATTTATTACACCAAAAATAAAATATTACTGGCTGTATAGGTCTTTGTTCGGCGTCAAAATAGTAGCACCATCTGGGAACGGTGGTGGATCTAGTGCCCATTTAGCTATTAAAAAATCACCAACAAAAAGACCTTTCTCATTTTATTTGTAAATAATTGCTGTAGCCTACAATCGAATTAATTGCCTACCATGGTTAGCAAACCGACTATAAACACAACTATCTACAAAATACATTATACCACTTAATAGACACATTTTAACTAATTGCCTATTATCTTTCCACGTAATTGTTGAATCATAGAAACTACTTGGTATGGTGTTTCTTTCATATCTGTATCACGATTGCTATACCAAAATTGAACCAATAGAGACACAGCAAAGTTAAACTGTGGATATGTTTCCAATTGCTCTACTGTATGTGTACTGTCCACGGCGTTTTGAATATACGCTACTGCTGTATCTATATATGTTTGAATGATGGTATCATCATCACTTAGATCAATTCTTAAAGATTGTTTTATGCTATCTGCTGTTACAGCCATTTAAATCACTCCTATTATTAAATTATTATATGTATAGGCGGTTACCCGCCCGTGTATATCTATTTTGCTGGTGTGGTTGCTGGTGCTAATGTGAGATATACCATAGCTTTATCATCAATAACAGAGTAGCAGTTACGGACTACTACAGCCAAGCCTTGTGAATAGCTGTCAAATTGTTGCCAGTTAGTAGTTACTTGGTTACGTTTGAAGATTGCAAGGTATTGTGACAAGTCACCCACAAATAATGGAAAACTGCCGTCTGTCTCATCTGGTAATAAGGTACTTGGTACTACCACGATTGGAGCACCTAACAATGCAGAACCTGTAGGAGCTGTGGGGTCAGTTTGTAGCATGTAACGCCCTTCACTATCCTTCAATTGGTCAAGGTAGTTATAACCGCCTTGGTTGGTAATAATAATCTTATTTAAAGCGGGGTCTAAATCAACGTTAAAGGCTTTCTTGATATCATCAACACTTGTAATAGGTGTCTTAGTAATTTTCTTAAGTAATGCCACAATATTAGTATTATCAGTGTTATTAACTAACTTTTGAAGTTGTCCCTGTACTTCTGAAACAATTGGTACTTCTGAATCATCGGCAATTTCTTGGCTAATAAATATCTTACCCGCTCGCGTTGCAACCTTAAAATTAACACCAGTAATGCCAGCGTCAACGTCTGCAATAGTAGCTAGCTCGTCTTTAGTTGCTAAAATAGCATTTGAGTTAGTAGAAATAGGATAAACACCTGATGGAGCTGAAACAGTCTTAACAGTTGCGAAGCGCCCTAAATTAGCGTCATTTTGCTTATATTCAAAAATTGGCGTAACTACTTCACTAGGAACAACAGCAGTGTTGCCTTCGGTTGTTAAGCCGTCCCGTTGCTCGCCCTCACTTCGGATATAGTTCTCAAATGACCGTGTTTCTGTTTTTTCTTTTGTATTATCAATAATAGTTTTTTCCATGTTTGTATTCTCCTCTTTTGTTTGGTTCATAAATTTTTCATAGCTACGTGAATCTACTGCAACACTTGTAGAATCGTAAGCAGGTACTGCTACCACACTTACGTCAAAAAGTGATTTTACTGAATTAATTGTACGAACTACTTTACCCGAATCGTCTTTCGTGAATGTGTCGCCGTCCTGTGCGACTGCAAAGCTAAAACTAGCACTATCCACATTGCCACTTGATACTTCTTCATAAACGTCATTAGCAAAGCTTGTGTTAGGCAAGATAGCGTCAAAATGAAGTCCTTTATCATCTACCGCTAGCTTTAAAGTACCAGCCTTAACGCTAGCTAAAACTTGGCTGTAATCATGGTTAGCTAACATTAAAACGTTACTCAAGTCCACACCGTCAAATGCCTTAGGGCTAACCACCTCTGTGAAGCCGCCTAAGTCTTTGCTAGGGCTGTTAAATACGACTGCATAACCGCTTAAGGTTTTACCTTTGCTATCGTCATTGGTATCTGTATCAGTGTTATCTGTGGACGTATCAGCCGTTTCATTGTCTGTTGGTTCGTCTGCTCTTAACTCTGCTTTAGTTGTGAATCTTTTTTCTTTCAATTTGTAACCTCCTCATTACTGTTTAAGTCCTCAATAGGAACATAATTTTTATTAAATAAAATCTGATCGCCATTATCCACGGGTGCCAGTCCAATTTTTGAACGGGCTTCATTAACCGTTAGCAAACCACCTTGCAAGCCTTTTAAAGCTAAATCTTGGTTAGTTTCAGGATCAGCACTAAATAATTTATCTGTATTGAATGTGTAAGTACCAGCCAATTTGCTGTTTATTTCACTCGTAAATACTGAAAAATAATCAGATAGTGAATTTTGTAAATAAAGTAAATTGCTTTGTTCGTTACTTGAGTGTTCATTTTCCACACCTAAACGTTCAATAGGAATATTAAAAGCTTCCGCAATTTGACGGCTTGACCAGTCATTAGAATTGATGAATTTTAAAACGTCTGTATTTACTTCTAAATTTGAGATATCCATAGAATCATCAATCACTAAACTACGTAATGCATTATTACCAGTGTTAGCTTTTTCAAATTGTTCCCGAATATTTTCTTTAGCGTCTGCGTTCAAATCTGTTTTATGAACTTTTAAAACAGTTGTGCCATTAACACCATTTTGAAAGAAACCTCGTAATAAATTATTACCTGATTTCTGAACAGATATCTGATCACGTAACGCATATAACGGTGAAATACCAACTATGCCATCTTGTGTAAAATATTTAAAATGTAGCATGTTGACAGGCGTAATCTGACGCCGTTTCAAGTTATTAGGCTGATAGTTATACGTAACTTGACCGCTCTGGTCGTCTTGTTTTACTACCATTTCACTGTTTTTAATGAAATTTAATTGTGTTGGTCGTCCGCTATTATCTCTAGTAATTTCAGCAAAGGCATTACCGTTCAAAAGTAAATTAACAGCTAATGCAAACTTGAAATTAAAGCCGTTCATTTGTGGGTTAGGATTTTCATTTAACAGTTTTGCTGTTTTATCATTTGTACACTGAATAGGGTTGCTAGCAATATCGGAAGCAATTACACGGATAGCCGTATACACGTCTGCATTTCTTAAAGCGCCTGCACCAACATAGGTAGCTGAATCGCTACTAGTCATGCTTACCAGTGCGTCCATAAATGCCGTGTCTTTGTCGGGCTCAATATCACTATTAGTATTACCAATAAAAAAACTCATTTTTAACCTCCTTCCTCGTAATCAATCATTATGCCAATTGATAAGCTCGCCACGCCTAGCATGATTAAGCCAAGTTGGTAGCCAAACCACAACCATAATCCCGCCACAATCAGCAACATACCAACCAGTAAGAAAACAGTTTGAATATTAAAAGCTGAACGAACTGCTCTTATAAAATTCATTGTTTGCTTTTGCTCCTTTCTGCTTGTCGTAATAATCATATGCAACTGAAAATGCGTCCATAATTGAAGCAATTTCATCAATTCTGTTACTATGTTTAGCTTTGTCAATCATAGGATTATTATTTGAATCGTATTTTAAGATCGCATTATTAACGTTGTAATCTAATAACTTATTTTTGGTATGAAGAATATTGCCTTTAAATAATTCTTCCTTAAAACGTTTGGTTGGAATTGCCAGCGATTTTTGACCTTGTCTAACTTCGATAAGCGGGTAACCAGCATTTTCAAAATCAGTTAGTAAATAATCAAAAGACCACGGATCATAACACACGCCTTGTACTGTCCAGTTATATTTACCAACCATTTCACGCATGTAATTAAATACCTGATGATAATCTATAACGCCATCTGCTGACTTGGTAATATCACACTCACCCGCTCGTTCTCTAGCTCGATAGTCAATACCATCAGTTTTTATCTTTTGGTCTAGTCCATATTTTTTTGCCACAAACGCATGAGACCCTACATAGAATTTATTTTCGCCAATTGGAACTAGCCAACTAACCGCAGTTAGGTCTGAACTCTTGCTAAGGTCAACGCCCCAGTACATTTCACGATTATTTAAATCTGGTTCAGTTTTAACTTTGCCAATTTTCCAATCATCTACAGAAATATAACTATTCTCACTAGCTTGCTTCCAAACATTCATATTTTTAGTTAAGAACGGGTTTAATGAATTTTGCTTAATTGCAATATCTAAATCAGATTGAAGCTGTTCGGTCATTGTCTTGGCAATTAATTTATTACTCATTAGCGGGTTAGCTTTGATCCAATTAGCTCGGTTAAATACTTCTTTGTCTTCATCTAGTTCATAGATTAAAGTGAAATATCGTTCTGCTTTCTCTTTACCAGCTAAGACTTTGCTTAAATACTCGTAATCTTCGTGCATAGGGCTATTAAGCTCCAGCCCACTTGTTGAGATTACTGCAATCAGTGAATTGGGTTGTTGAATTGTTCCACTCTTCAAAACATCATAAACAGCCCGTGTCTTAGCTTTGTGGTACTCATCAATAATTCCTAACGTTGGATTATAACCGTCTAAACTGGAAGTATCTGTAGCCAATGGAACGGCTTTACTATCTGAATCAAGATCATCAATTTCACTATTAAGAATCTTTAAACGTCTACGCATATAAGGTGACTTGCTTGCCACCTGCTTTAGTCCGTTTTGCAATTGGTCAAAGGCTAGATGTGCTTGTTTTGAAGAGTTTGCAGTAAATAAAATTTGTCTTCCACGGGCTGGTACACTTTCCATTAATAAAGCAACTGCACCAATAGCAGAAATTAGAAAACTCTTGCCATTCTTTCTAGCAATTGAGATAAACGCCCGATTAAAACGCCTATAACCTGTATCATCTTCACGCCAGCCATATAATGAACCAATTACAAAACACTGAAATAATTCAAGATGTAATTCTTTGCCGTCCGTCGTGGGTAGCATTCCCACAAAATTAATAGCTTTTTCAGCTATCTCATTATCAAAATAGTAAGGAAAATTTTTTGTTCGTTGTCGCTTAAGATCGTTTAAGTGACGTTGACAAGCTTGCTTAACTTTTTTGCCTGCTAAGATATCGCCTGATAGAATCTTGTTGCAATACTCTTCGGTACTATTCACTACTTAGCACCTTCTCAAATGGGTCGCTAGGCTTATCAAATTTAGCTCTGTTAAGTTCCAACTTGGCACGTGCATTCACGGACAAGCCTAATTCAGTGGCTGTCATTTTGATTGTTTTAATGGCCTCATGCTCTTCCGTTAAATATGGATTGATTTTTTTAGCACCACTAACAGCAGTTGTTACTACTCCATCATGATTAACTTTTCTTTCGCATAAATGATACTGGGCAAAAGCATTACAATAAATTTCAATCAAGGTTCTATCCAACTCACTTACTGGAGTATTTTCATCCAGTAAAGGAATAATTCTATTCCATTCCTTCATAGCCTCCCCTTTCATTCCTTGAGGTGGTTCGATCTTAATCTTTGGGTATTTATTCATAGCTTTTTCTGCATCTTTATGTTGAGAAAGTTGTTCTAAAGTCATGTGGCCTTTAATATTAGCCAACTTTTTTATCTTTCCCAATTTATTCATCTCACTTTTATTTATACACTAATTATACACCTTATTAACTTATATTGCATAAAAATGCATTTATTTTCCTTGGATATTCATAAAATGAAAAGTATTGTTGCGCTTCTCCGTAAAACAAATATAGCCCCCCATAAAATAATTTACGAAAGGCTATTTTTTCTATTTATTTTTTCGTTCTGCTACTTCAATCTCTGACTTTTCCTGGTGACATTTTTGACATAAGCTTTCTAAATTATTCCAGTCTAGTCTTTTGTCCCAGTCCGTTTTGATTGGTATGATATGATCACAAATATCAGCCTTACGAATGATTCCACAGGTTAGGCACCTTTCACACAACACATGTGCTACTTTATACTGTCTAGCTAACTTAGTCCACGCTGTAGACTGGTAGAATGCTTCATACTTACCACCTGAATGTTTCCTATGAAAATATCTACGTGAGTTTTCTTCATGTTTGTGACGGTCACAGTAATGCTGTGTTAGTGGGATTAGCGTCCGACAACCAACGTGTGAACAATAATGAGTAACCACGCTTAAATGCCCTTCACTTTCTGCAATGTAACAATATCAAACGTATTAATGCCATCATCTGAAACTACATTAATGATATTGTATTCAACATTATCAAGATGAACTAGCTTTTCATTTATCACGTCATCTCTGTGGCGAATAACTATTTCTCTAGTATCAGTTATGTTTAACCCTTGTAATGTGATCGCTTGGCTCATGCTAGTAGTATAGTCTCCACAGTATACAGTGAAGTCCGCTTTGAATACGTTAACCTTTTGACCAAATGAATTAGTACTACCTGAAACAGTATTACCAAACTCACAGCGCTTATTCATTCTTGATAGTTTATAATTTTTCATTGTGTACCTCCTTTATATTACTGGTAATTTAATTGTTTAATAACTGATCCTTAATTTCCTGATCCGTCATCATTTCTCTAGGCTTACTATCAAGAACATCTACCGTTACAATATACTGGTATTCTGGATAGCTATTAGACTCGTTCAATTTACTAACCATAATATTGGTGGCAATGCCTTTAACCTGTAGCCATTGATCTTCACAGTACATTAATTCTTTAATCACAGGTACATGACTAGCCGTGATTACTTGCCCATTTAATTCTGATTCTTTATTTGTAATAAATTTAATTTTCATGATGTTGTTCTCCTTATATTTTGTTGGTTGATTATTATTTAAAAAGGTGACGGCAACATGCCAGCAAGGTGACGGCAGTATATTGCTTTGGTGTCACCCTATAAACGCTGTTGTGTCAGTGTATTAAGCCATGTGGTGACGGCGGTGACGCCAAATCGCGGTAACTTATTTATTTATATATATACGTTGCATACCTATATATTAATAAAATATATTATTAATACTTTCTGTAAAGTGCCGTCATCGGTGTCACCTTTTCTCTGTACTCCTTGCGTATCAAGGTGTTAGAGGGTGACGGCAGTCATAAAATTTGCCGTCACCCTCATGTCACCCGTGTCACCTTATTTTTGAACAGCTTTACTTACTATATGGAATGGTACTGAAAGATCATTTAACTTGGCGTAATATCCACGAGATGATTTTTTACGCTTGGCATAAGCCTTATAACGTTCCCCTAAATATTTTGTAATATCTGAAAAAGGCTTGTGATTTTGTGTAAGCCACTTTTGACAAGCGTTTTTAATATCTCTTGTGCTTGTCCATTCAATTTGTAAATCATCAAACTGTAAACACTCGTCAACAAACTCACCTAATACATCTTGGTCTTTTTTATATTGCTGGCCATTGCTAATAATTGTTTGAGGTATATTTAAGCCCTGTTTTAGATAATCGTTAGCGCCCTCATATATCCAATTTAAAATGCCGTTTGTTTCTTCTTCCACAAATTCATTAAATAAATTGGTGTTTGCCTCTTTACTTGAAACCCAATGCGCAAACGGTACAAAAATCACTCTATCCCACAACGCACCCTCAGTACCTGAAATTGTCGGTTTATGATTAGTAACCATAAAAATAGTAAAAGTCTTTTTTAATGATCTTTTTTCTTTGTCGTAAAGCGCTCTTGTTGATATAGCTCTATCACCTGTTATTTCTTTTAGCTTTGCTTCATCAATTTGATCATCAGTATTTAATTCAGACGTATAAACAAAACGCTTATCTTTCAAGGCAACTAAATCAGGTGTCGCTTCACCACCGTCTTTTTTATACTTTGGTTTGATAAGAGAACTCGGACTCATTACAGTAGCATAGTCATTTAGCACGTGTGCTATTGTTTCAACAAACAAAGATTTTCCATTTGATCCATTGTGTTCTTCACCAACACCATGTAATACAAACATTTTTCTATCACGGTTATCACCTAGCAATGAATAGCCTATTGCACGTTGCATAAACTGAATTACATCTTTATCGCCCTCAAAAGTTTCATTAATAAATTTTTTCCATTTAGGGCAATCATGGCTTTGTTCAGGTGTACCGCTAGTAATTTTTGTGATTAAGTCTTTACGATTATGTGGAGTAACTTTCTTTTCTTCAACATGCCAAGTTCCTAGCGGTGTATTAATTACTGAATTATCCTGATCAAAACTATCAGCAGACAAAGCAATTAAATTTTTAAATTCGGCTAGTGCGCCAACTTTACCCGCATGCTGTCGTGAACGCTTGATGAACCTACCACGTGCCTTTTTTGCTTCCTTTACCAAATCATCTTGGTCGTCCCCTTGTTGAGAATCAGGAATGTGTAATTTTTCGTACTTCAAATCATAGACAACCTTATTAAAATCATTTTCCAATGCCATTGAATTATCTTCGATCCAACGTTTCCCGTCCCACATCATTATTTTCTTTGTATCGCCAACGTACTTGTACCTTTTACCAAATCTAGCCTGCATACGCTGTGAATTACCCGTATCATCATATGAATAAGTAACCTCTCCATTAGAGGCTTTATACGCGTCTCCATTGCTATTAGAATCTTCAAGATTAATCTGATAATGATTATCTAGCGCGTGTGGATCATATCCAATTTTTGTTCCCGCAATAGCTTTATTAATTGTTCGATATCCGTACGTACTCTTACCGTCTTTTTTATCCCATTTATCACGCATAAAGCCAGATTCACGAAAAATACTGTCTATTTGTTCAGGGTCTTTATTAGTCCAGTACGCTAAAATATTGCATAAAGCTAAATCACCTTCTGATTGTGAACTGTAGTCTGAATAATCGCCACTAAATAAAGTATCAAATTTTTCTCTTTGTGCACTACTTTTAATTTTATTAATTAATTCATCGTCAGAAAATTCATTCGTACCAGTAACGGCTTTAATTTGTGTTTTAGTTTTTCCAAATCCAAACTTTAATAAATATTCTTTTAGTCCTACCAAATCGTTAGCATATTCAGAAACAGACTTATCAAGATTATTACTATCGCCCGTAACCGTAATAAAACGACTGGACTGGTAAAACTCTACATTATTACGTTTTTGTGCGTGAACGTCTGGTAGTTTTTCATTAAACCAAACATGAATACCTTTTCCACTAGGGCTCTTCTCAACAAAGCCAACGTTAAAGCTGGGCTGTCGCTTGTCGTCCCTAGTTAAGCCATCAAGGTCTAAAACTGAATACGGTTCATTATCACTCAAGGCAAAGAAGAGGCCACTGAAATCGCCCTTTAAGTAGGCTTCTTTAGCGTTGTCATAACTTGTCCACGTGTGGTAATTAGTACTTGAAGCACGTTTTCCGTCAATCTGATACGGTACTTTGCTAAGCTCATTACTGTCTCTCTTACGTTCTGCTTTCCATAAAGTCCAATTAGGGTAACTTTTCAAATCTTTAGGAATATTATCAAAATTAATAGCTTTCAAATTAGTTTCAGTTGTAATCAATCTTTCACACCCTTTTCGCTACTATTAGCGTGGGCAGTGTGCGAGTTTATATTTTTTTGATTTCTACGTAACTTAAAAATGCCTAAATCAACTAAATGATCTATAGATTTTTGAATTGAATCACCCGTTAAAACCTGAATTTCTTTACCACTTACTAAATCTTTTATTAATTTAGCTTCTTGATAAGAAATATCATTCTGAAAGTGGTCGCCTAATTGAGTAATGTTAATTTTAACTAGGCAATAATTAACAGGCTTTACAGTGCCATTTTTAGGCTGTATAATGAAGTTGCTATTAGTTTTGTCCTGTTTGCTTTGGTCGGTAACAGGGCTTTTTTTATACACTTTTTTCATATTAACGGATCTCCTTTACAAAATAGTTGTGACGGCGTTTCTCTTGCTGTTCCGTTTTATCAGCACCAATAGCAATGCCAAACAATGTACCAACGGTTAAAGCTAGAAACATACAAAATATTAAAAATAGAAAATACATAATTATTACTTCCTTTAATTTAGTTTTGGCGACTGGGGTTTTATTGTTTTTGTGGAAAAATGAAATTGCTTGCTGGTCGGTAAGTTTTTTTATTTATTTAAATTTCATTTTCCTTGTAAAAATCGTCTATAGCTTGTTTTGAAATTCGTTGAACTCCACCAACTATGGAAACTCTTAAGCCTTGTGCAATCATCTTTTGTAAAGTGTTAAAACTGATCCCACCGTACTGGCACGCTTGTTTCTTACTCATATAGTTAGGTAGTTCTTCCCGCTTGCCGGCTAATTTATAGGCCTCAACTGCTGTTTTTAACATTTCTTCCTTAATGTGCTCTTCAAATTCTGGTGGCAATTGCATCTTTACTTCCATTGTTTTGTTCCTCCTTTAACTGTTTTTAGATAACCATTCTATTAACTTTTCTTTAGTAGTTGGATAAACAACTTTTTGATTTTTATTGAACAATCTATAAACTGTCAATCTACTAACGCCCACTTCATTAGCAAGTTTTGAAAAAGTTAAGTTCCTTTCGCCCCGTTTTCTTTTAATGGCGTTTAGGAAATCTTCACTAACCTGTGTTTTCATTTTTACCGCCTCCTTTAAAATACGTTTTGTCTTTATCAACAATTGAATTATACAACAATACAAAAAGTATTGTCAAGACAATTTGTATTTACTTTTTGTTTCATGTATAATTTACTCGAAAGGACGGCGAAAATATGAACAGCAAAAATAGAATTAGACAGTTGAGAGAATCAAATAATTTAACACTCCCTGAACTTTCAACCAAACTAATGGAGAGTAACCAACTAAAGCTTTCTTCGGACGCTATTTCAAAGTATGAACGTGGCGACCGTGAACCAAAGTTAGCAACGTGGGAGAAATTAGCCGATTACTTTAAAGTACCAGTCGATTACTTGCAAGGCCGCTCTGATGATAAAGTCGGTTGGCATTTGTGGGAAGAAAATACTGGTTATAAACAAGAAACTATTGAGGCACAAATATCTCAATTAACTAAATCTGGTAGAATCTCAAAAGATGATGATATTCAGAAACAAATCGGCACAGCTGTCGCCTATTTAAATGGTAGTGGTAAAACTGATAAAAATGCGGTTGCCTCTGCAAGAATGGGTATATCAGAACTCGATAATAGAATTCATGACGATTTTTATTTAGATCCTAGCAAGTTTCCAAAGGACAACACCATAAACAGCACTTCAAAACTGTTTAACGCCTCTGAACTATATAATGGTTCTCTATATTATGATGATATGCATAAAGAAGTTTATGATCACATTTCGGATATTCTGCAAGACGCACGCCAGAAACTTGCTGAATTAGAAAATAAAACTCCAAATAAATAATTATTCTCCTCATACATAGCTTGCTGGTCGGTAGGACTATGGAGGAAATACAATGACTAAAATTAAAGAATATAAATTAAAGAACGGCGATATCCGTTACATGTTTACCGTTTATACAGGTGTAAATCAGTCCACTGGTAAGAAAGCTAATACCACACGAAGAGGTTTTAAAACACAAAAAGAAGCTACCATAGTGTTATCACGCCTAAAGCTTGATATCGATAACAAAGGTAGCTTGCCTAAAGAAAACAATATTTTATTTTCACAGGTTTATGAAGAGTGGCATGATCAACATATTAACCGTGTGGAGGAAAGTACGGACGACAAAATAGTAAGTTTGTTCAAAAATCATGTATTACCAGCTTTTGGTAACTTACGTGTACGTGCTATCACTTCTCACAAGTGTCAAACGGTGCTTAATGAGTGGTTTAAAGAAGTTACGTTGAATTATAAGCGTTGGTTCATTTACACTAAAAAGGTGCTTAATTTTGCTGTAAAACAAGGCTACATTAAACGCAACCCAGCCAATATGGTAACTATGCCACTCAAAAAAATTGAAGCTGGTGACAAGCCTGAAAATTTCTACGATAAAGAGGAATTAGCCGAGTTCATGAACTGCTTAGACCAAAAAAATAAGCCTGAACAGTTTACATGGTTCCGACTGTTGGCTTTTACTGGTTTAAGAAAAGGCGAAGCACTCGCCCTCACTTGGCAAGATATTGACTTTAACAGTAGTACACTTCGAGTAAATAAAAGTCTTGGTAAAGGTTACCACGGTAGACTATACGTTAAAGCTCCAAAAACGCGTGCTAGTCGCCGTACACTTGCTTTAGACCCAATTACTCTAAGAACACTTAAAACTTGGCGTACGGAACAAAGAGAGCTGTTTCTAAGCTATGGAATTAATACCCTTCATAAGGGTCAATTAATTTTTGCAACGAATAAGAATACTTTTAAATCAGAAAACACTCCACGTATGTGGTTGCTTGATGTGATCAATGCTAACAATCTTAAGCCAATTACTACGCATGGTTTCCGTCACACTCATTGTAGCGCTTTGTTTGCGTCTGGTGCCACCATTAAAGAGGTTCAAGTTAGGCTTGGTCATTCTGATATTAAAACGACTATGAACGTATATGCACATGTAACTAAGTCGCAAAACGTTGAAGTAGTTACCAAATTAGCCAGCTTTTTAGGTTTTTGA